TGCCTTCGTGGATGAGGCGGTAGAACTAACCGAGTCCGACTGGATCATGCTTCAAGGCCGCTTGCGTGATCCCCGGATGCCCTGGCATCAGCTCGCAGCCGCGACGAACCCAGGACCGCCGAAACACTGGCTGAAGGTGCGGTTCACTCCCCCCACCCCGGATCGAGAGTGGTATCCGATCACCGACAACCGCTTCCTTGGACCGGACTACCTCGAACGTCTTGCCCAGCTGGGAGACAGCGCAGCCGCCCAACGACTCGGCAAGGGCCTGTGGGTAGGGGCAGAGGGAGTGATCTGGACTCTGCCCGATCACCAGATACAGCACGTCGAACCGCAGTTCCACCACGTCCATGGCGCGGTGGACTGGGGCTTCGTCCATGCCTTCGCAGGAGAGATTATCGGCCAGTCAGGTACAGGCAGGCTTCACGTCATCGCAGAGGTGTACGAGCGCGGGGCTACCGTGAACGACCTGATCCCTCATCTCAAAGCGATGGGAGAGATGCACCGGGTGGAGATGTGGTACGCCGACCCTTCCGAACCGGGCTACATCCTCGACTGCCAGAGGGCAGGTATCCCGATGGTCCCCGCAGTCAACGACGTTCTACCGGGGATCACTGCAGTCTCGGACGCCATCGCTCATGGCCTGACCGTAGACCCATCGTGCGTAGGACTGCTGAACGAGCTACCCGGCTACACCTGGAAGCCCGAGCGCGGCGGTGGCTTGCAAGAACGACCGATTGAGATCAACGATGACGCGTGCGATGCTCTACGCTACGGCGTGATGAGCTTCGGTCCGGGCACCAACCCATTCAGCATCCCGATGAGCAGTGCGGGAGGCATCGCATGAACGACCGCCGCACCGCCGACGTGATGAAGCAGCCGCAGCCGTGGTCGCTCATGTTCCCCAACACTGCCTCAGATGAGACGGCGGAGCCCGACATGCAAGCGGCAGCGGGCGTCCCTACAGGCTTCAAGGTGTCACACAAGCGCAGTCCCTCTACCTGCCGGCACGAGGGCAACCCGCGCGGCTATACGTGGTGTAAGCACTGCGGAACGAGGATCACATGAGTAAGACCAAGCGCACCGGCCACTCGGCCCGCCTGGCTGCGTTGGAGAAGGACCTACGCCGTCTGAGGGCGCAGCTTCCGAAGGAGATACACCACGCCGTGAGGACGGAGATACGAGTGGCGCTGAAGGAGCAGGAGTCGGAACGACCGCCTACCGCTAAGGCGTACCGTCTGCACATGTTGGGCGGCGACTCCTATTCGAGTGGCACATGAAGCTCTGGCGCGAGTCCAGTCCGTTCGAGCGCCTAGTCCTGTTCGGCACAGTCACCGGGGCGGCCTTTTGTTGGGCCATCTGGCCGCCCCTTCCATTAGGCTTCGTCACAGTGGTAGTCTTTGCGATGGCCGCTGTCATCGATCGACGCACGGTCGCACCGGCCAGGTCACGGAGAGGAGCGCCGAAGTGATCGAACCGCAGAGCATAACCATCGATGGGACGCAGTACTGGTACACCCACTACAAAGCGCCCTTCAGGCAGTTGCCCGGTGCGCTGCCTGGCTACCCGATCGGGGTCCCGGTAGTGGACGAGTTCGGCAAGCTGCTCTGCCCTTACTGCAAGCCTGCCCGAACGTTCGACAACATGGGGAAGCACGTCAAGGCTCATGGATCGACCGGCGCGCAGTTCAAGGCAACCCTCGGCTGGATGTCAAAGACCCCGCTGACATCACAGCGGTGGATCAATAAGCGTCGGGCTACAGAGATAGCGACTGGCGTTTACGCCGCGCGGTTGGCGCGAGTAAGGCAGCCTGGGTTCTCAGCGGCGGGGACGCAGCGGCGGCCTACAGAACAACGGCATGCAGGATCACCCGAAAGAGATAATCAGATGGGGCATTGCCGAGATCAGATAGTGGCCGTCGCCCGGCTTCTGCATAAGGGCCACTCCCTGGATTGGCCTCACCTGGAAGCACAGGGTGTCAATAAGCCGTCCGTTCTCAGGCACTTCGGAAGCTGGCGGGCATTTAGACAAGAATGCGGATGGGACGGGAACAGACGGTATACGGACGCCGAGATCATCCTCGCGCTTCGTGATTTTGCCGCGCGACTGGGGCATACCCCTACACACCGTGATTTGAGGGGCCACTTTCCCGGTGGGCATGTCCTTATCAATTGGGCCGGATCGATAAGCGAGGCCATGCGTCGCGCAAGTCTAGAGCCCAACCTTCCCAGTCCGGGCCGCCGATCTGCCAATGACGCGGAGTCCATTCTTCATGCCTTCGCCGTCTGTGGCAGCGTTGAACGAACTGGCCGATTGATCGGATCTAGCCCTAGGACCGTGCAGGCGGCATTGGATAGCTTCGGTTACCCCTTCCCTCCATTCTCGAAGGATCGTCGCCGTCAGGAGTGGGCAGCCGAGATGGCTAAGAGACTGGCAGGCGTAGCAGCATGAGGTGCGCGGGTCATCTCTGGCGAGGCTATCATCTAGCCGATTTCTTTGACCACTTTGGGTATGATCACTCGAACGTGATGGACCATCGCATCTGTGATGTTTGTGGTCCGCAGGGAAGTCAAGCGCAATCCGTTGCCGATCCTGTGGCGCCCGCTTCTGTTCCTCTTGCCATCGAACCGGTTGCCAGTCTCCAAACGGCTGATGGGTGGATAAACCCTGGCGAGGTGGCTGTCGCACGGGCGATGGCGGGCATCCTAGACGCCCTGGATGCGTCTTGTGGGGCTGAGACTTGTACTAAGGAGCGCGGAGAGGGCACTATGACGTGAGCGTGCTAGTCCCGCTTCGGCGGGCCTCCGTAGAGCGGCCAACGTCGCTTAGCCGCTCTGCCGAGCCCACCGGGGCGAAAGCCGGTCCTGTCGGTCCCGGAGCGGGGCCGCTTCTCACTGAGTATGCCCTGGCGTCGGTGATGAAGCGCACGCCCCAGGAGACGATGAAGCAAGCCGCGAACCTGTGGCGTGAAGTCTCCTGGATACGAGTAGCGGAGCGTGTCATCTCCGGCACGGTCGCAGGCTCGCCCATCCCCGGCATGGCAGGCAAGGTGGGCTGGCACCTCGAAGACCCCGAGGGCGACACGATCGATGAGGACTACAAGGACAAGCGGGCGGTAGAGGCGTACGAACTCCTGTCCCATCCCCAGGCAGCGGTCGAAGGACAACGCCTGACACGCAGGGAGATGTGGCAGCTCACGTCTCGTCATATGGGCATCTGTGGCCCGTCGTTCTGGTACAAGGACCAGGTAGACCCCTACGGCATCCCGCGGGCCTATATGTACGTCCGGCCCGATCGACTCTTTCCGGTAGCGGATGACGATGGGAACTTGCAGTTCTGGCTGCTGGACGCCGACAAGAAAGGCCGCAAGCCACAGCGCATCGAGATCACCGACCTCTTGCAGTTCAACCTCGAACTGCCCGACGAGGGCTTCTTCGGGGTCGGACTCGTGGTGAGTGCGATCAACAAGATTCAGTTCGGCACCGCCCTCGACAGGCACGCGACCGCGGTAGTAGCGAGCGGCGGCCGGCTGTCGGGCATCATCAGCCCCAAACAGGGCGTCATCGACAACGACAACATCTATCAACAGCTCGTCCGGGACTGGCGCAATATCGCAGAGCAGCCCGAGGCGGCAAAGCGCGCTCAGGTTGTGAGATACCCGATCGAGTTCACCAAGACCGTGGCGGACATGCAGCAGCTCGAAGTGATCAAGCTGTTGCAGAACAACCGCGACGAACTCCTCGAACTGTGGGGCGTGCCGCTCTCTCAGATAGGCGGCAACTCTCCCGCCGGGTTGAACTCAGGCGACATTCGCAAGTACGACCGCGCCGCCCTCCTTCAGAACGCCGTCGAACCACGCTGCGACGTGATCTCCGAAGTGATCCAATCCGACCTCGACTGCTGGAAGCCGTATCTCGGCTGGGCTCCGAAGTTCCGCTTCGACGTGCCGCAGTACGAAGACGACTCGCCGCGCTATGACAAGGTAACGAAGTCGCTCGGCATTCCCATGAAGGGCTGGGAACGCCGCGAGTTGATCGGGCTCGATCCGTTGGGACCTGAGATCAAGGATGACCAGGGCCGGGTGGTCGATGACCTGATCCTGATCAACAACACCCTGGTAGACATAACCCAGATGGGTCAGACGCCCCAGGCGCCCGTCGCAGCATTGCCGCCCGCTTCTCCGGGGCAGAGCATGACGATGCCCGTTCCCCCAAAGGAGCCCGTTCCCCCGAAGGAACCCAAAGGCCCGAAGCCCTCCAATCAGCCGCCCGAGGGCAAGGCGAAGGTGGATCAGGCGTCCCTCGTGAAGCTCGTCATGGCCGACCTCTCGCGGCAGTACCCACCCGAAGCACTCGAATGGGTGCCCGAGTTGACGTGGGAGTACGACGATGGCGTCAAGACCAAGAAGATGGACGGCAAGCCCGGGCTGAACAAGAAGATCATCGGCAACATCGCCATGTCGCTCAAAGTCGGCGCGCCGATGGACCCGTTCGTTCTCGTTCGTCTTCCTTCGCAGGATCAGCTCGTCATCGCCAACGGGAACAAGCGCTACGCCGCCGCAGAGAAAGAGGGCATGAAGCGCGTCCCCGCATACGTGGGCACCGCGTCCCTTGAAGACGAGACAGAGGTAGCGACGGCAGTAGCGGCGATGCAAGACCCCAAGTACCAGGAGAAGGCCCCTCCCGCGAAGGCCAATCTCCGGGACGCCATGCGGGACTTCCGCGCGGGAGTGGAACAGGCGGAACTGCCCAAACTGCGCGCCAGCGCCGCCCGCGTCCTGGCCGAGCAGAAGCGGTCCGTACTCTCTGAAGTGCGGATGCACCATCAGCACGTCGTAGGCCATCCCGCCGATTGGTCGGTGTGGTGGAAGCCCGAACGCTGGGACGGGGCGCTGCTCGCGGCGATGAGCGGAACGTACAAGAGCATCGGAGAGCAGGTCGCGACTCAGATCAACGC